GGTTGAACAATAATCATCTCGATAGATGTCACGCCATCAAACACCCATGACACTTCTTTAGTACGCATGGCAGCAGCAGCGTAGAACATAAGCTGTGGGTTCTCTTCTACTTCCACGGCTACGCCGTCACCGAACTTCCAATCTAATACATAGGCTGTGTCACCGATACGGCCTAAGAAGTCGGTTGAACCAAATACGTTTGGTAAGAAGTCGCCAAAGCCTACGCGTGTCTCAACGGCATACTCCATTTGCTTGTCAGGATCAATGGCATCTAACGCATCAAGCGCAGGTTTGATTTTGTTGTCAATCAGTTCTTGCGTTAATACTTGTTCTTCGTACACGGTGCCAAGGTAATGCTCAGGCGTGTGACCTTTGTCAAGTATTTCTGCAATTACATTATGTAATAGGGTGCCTTCGTCAGCATACTTATTAGAAGGACGTGGTGGCATCTTGTCGCAGAGTGCGACTGAGCCAGGGCAGGCAATAACACGTTTAGCGGTTGAACCGCCTACGACTGAAGAGTGTTGCATTTAGTTTCCTTTAATTTACCTATTGAGTCTGCAGATTAGCATACATAAAATTAGTATGTCAACATTTAATTTAATAATAAATTGCTTGACACATAGAAAAAGGGTAAGTAATGTGTGCTTATGTTAGAAAAACAAGTTGAAGCATACTTTAAAAAAGTAGTCGAGCAGTTAGGTGGCAAGAGCTACAAGTTCACATCGCCAGCGCATCGGGGTGTGGCTGATCGTGTAGCCTGTCTACCTAACGGTCAGACATGGTTTGTGGAAATAAAAACAGAGGGCGGTAAGCTGTCAGAACTGCAGAAACTATTTGCGTCTGACATGCAGAGGCTCAATCAACATTACGCATGTTTATGGAATAAGGATGATATAGATGAGTGGGCTAAAGCTACGACCCTATCAAGACGCGGCGGCTGACTTCCTGTATGAGCATGATCGTGCCATGATTTTAGCGCCTGTAGGCGCAGGCAAGACCGCCATTACGCTCACCGCCATGCAAGACGCTATTGAGGCTGAGGTAGTGACACGCTTCTTAGTGTTAGCTCCTAAGCGTGTCTGTACTGACGTGTGGCCTGTCGAGCAACCCAAGTGGGCGCCTAAGCTCAAACTCGTTGTGGCTGTCGGTACACCTAAACATCGTGACGCAGCATTTGCGTCTGACGCAGATATTGTGGTGCTGAACTATGATAATTTGCAGTCTGTACATAATTTGAACGGCATTGATGGCATTGTGTTTGACGAGTTAACCAGGCTAAAGAACCCGTCAGGCGCACGTTTCAAGGCGCTGTCAAAACTATTAGACAAGATTAACATACGCTGGGGCTTGACAGGTAGCTTTACTAGCAACGGCCTAGAGGATGTGTTCGGTCAATGTAAAATTGTGGATCAAACAATATTAGGGCGTAGCAAGGGTGCGTTCATGCAACAGCACTTTATCTTAATCAATAAAGAATACGGTGACTGGGTGCCAAGACCTAACGCACTTGAGCAGGTGATGGAAATAATTAAACCTGCCACCTTTGTGCTAGACGCTGGCGAATATAAAGATAAACTGCCGTTACTGCGCACGGTAGAGTTACGCTGTGATATGGACGACAGACTGCCGTATGAAAAGATGAAAAAGGACTTTGTTGTTCAGTTTGGTAACACACAGATTGCTGCAGTTAACGCTGCCGTGGTGACATCTAAGCTACAGCAGATGGCGTCAGGCTTTATCTATGACGCAGATGCCGTACCAACATGGTTTAGCAAGCATAAGTTTGATCGGCTTGACGAACTGTTAGAAGAGAATCAACACGCTAACACCATCATTGCATACGCATTTAAAGAGGAGTTAGCAGAACTTAAACGACGTTACCCGAAGGCTGTCACGCTAGATGATGACAATGCCATCACTCGTTGGAACGATGGCAAAGTAGAACTACTGCTAGTGCATCCTAAGTCTGCAGGCCACGGCCTCAACTTACAGCATGGTGGCAGTAAGATTGTATTCCTATCGTTGCCTTGGAGCCTTGAGCTTTACGAGCAGACGATAGGCCGTTTACACCGTAGCGGACAAAAGCATGATGTATGGTGTTACGTGATGTTGACAAATAAAACCGTTGACGAACGTATATGGGCAGCCCTGCATGACAAACGGGCTATTTCTGACATTGCGATGGAAGAACTAACATGACTAGATTATGTATTGTAATGGATGATATGTAGGTAAAAGCTAACATTATGACCACTATAAAGGAGAATTGCATGACTAAAGACAAAGCATTAAAGATGGCGATTGAAGCACTTGAGGCTTGCAAAGAAGCGCTAGAACAACCAGCGCAAGATTATGTGTTGATATGTAAAAGATGTGGCGATGATTTAGGTATTGAATATGTGCCTGATGAACAACCAGCGCAAGAATGTAAGCTCTGCACAGCAAGGGATATCAACTTTGATGACGACATTATTGTGGATAACTATGAGATTAAGTTATACAACGAGTTAGATGAATACCCAGACAACTCAAAGGACAGATAATGAATGATGTAAAGATATTCTTGACATGCCTATTTTTAAGCTTTATAGTGGGCGCATATACAGTCGTATTGGTTAACAAAGACCGATACGGATGTACAGTAGAAGTAAGAGATGTTGGCGGTACCATACATGTATTTTCAGGAAAGGTTTATCAATGACTAGATTGAATTGGCGATCACTTAATGCGCAGCTTACTACGTTAAGCGAGGATGAAGTGTTAGCTTTGTTAGAAAACGAGCGTGAAGGCGAGAAGCGTATCTCTATGCTACAACGTTTACATCAACGCTACACTATCTTACGTGCTGCACGTGAACGTGTAGAGATATTGAAAGGAGCAGTACGCCCATGAACAATCGTGAGATTTGGAGTGAGCAAAACTATAAGTTCGGTCACGTAGACCCTACGCCTTGGATTCCGCTTTACGAAGAACCAAGTTATTTAATTAAATTATGGAGAAAATTAACATCATGGGTTTATACACGGTAAAAGTTTATGGCATCGAGCTAGATGTCTACGCAGACGTAGAAGTTGAACGTGATCCGCTAGGAACTGGCGACAGCCCTGCAGCGACCTACGTTGACATTATCGCTATTGAGTTAGCTGATTCTGCGATTGACATCACTACGTTATTAAGCGACGGTGTGCTAGAAAAGATAGGCGCACAAGTACAGGAAGAGGCAAAAAATGGGTAGCGGCGCAGATAGAGAGTTTGTGTTATGTGACTCATGCGGGGCAGAAAAGTATGAGGATGAAGTGTGTCCGTGGTGTAACTTAAAAGTTACTCCGCTAAATAAACAAGAAGGCGGGTCGCACTACAAAGACATGATTATTCAGCCAGTAGAATACATCACGGCTAACCGACTAGGTTTTTTAGAGGGTAACGTAATCAAGTACATTACACGTCATATTGCTAAGAATGGCGCTGAAGATATACGTAAGGCCATACATTATTGTGAACTAATCTTAGCGACTAGATATAAGGATATAAAATGAGCTACGAACAGCAGTTAAAGTATGAACGGTTAAAAGAATCAATGTATAATCTTATGGCAGAAAAGCCTCAGACACGTCGTATGTTGATGGATGCGTTTAACTTAGGTAAAGATCAGTTGAGCAACCATCTACATCGTTTGATTGATAAAGGCTACATCAAGCTACATAAAGATAAAGTCCTAGAACATAGACTTAAAGCTATTATGGTGTCACAGTATTATGCTAACCCTGATATGCCGTTTAAACTTAAGACTGTAGAACAGTTAGCAAAAGAGACAGTAGATCGGTTTGCTGGGTCAGGCGTTAAGAAAAGAAAACGCGAAGAGGACCCGCCAGGTGTTTATCGTTTATTAGACTACCCAATTGCGTCACCTAAGAAAACACGTAAATACACCACGGTAAGTATTTCTAGTGGCTTTAATCAGTTGGGGTGGTAAAAATGAGAGATCAAAAAGTGCAGTTACAAAAATGGTGTTGGTGGAATAAAGGTGAATGTGTTGTTGAAGTGCTAAGGTCAGGTCACTTTCCCACTACTGCTATGGTAAAAATGCCTAATGACCGTGAAATAGAGGTAGATATAGATGAATTACGCATTAACTTTGACTGAATACGCGATTTGCTACTTCCCTGCTTTTTTGGCAGGATTTAGCATGTGTGGGGCTATGGTAGCCTTAACCCCACTCTTTTCGCGCGTTATACGTCGATTGCAGAAGCCGAAAATCTACCGATTTTAATAAAAAATCGTTTTAAGAGTCATATTCGTCAGTTTCGACATACATCTCTAATCCGTCACCACTAAATTCAATTCTGCCTAAGTTAGTGGTGATTGTGATTAGTTCAGTATCATAATCGACTTCTATTTCTTCAATTGTTTGGCCTAGAAGGTCCTCACAAATTTCTTCAGGTGTGCGTTCAGACATAGTTACCTCAGCATATCAGAGTTAATAGTTAGTCGGCTTACTTCACCAAACTGTTTTGAATAGGTAATCACTTTTGCATCTCTACCTGACAGCCATCCGCCACGCGCAGAATACGCATCACCTGGTGCTAGTGTACGATGTTGCTCGACAATCATCAAGTTGTTTTCTTTAACGTCAATAGAATGATAATGCCCCATGTGCGCGTAGGCGTGTTTAGTACGCCCGAACATCTCACGGAACTGCCCTGCAAACACTTCAGATACGTTTGACACTTTACGTTTATGACCGTGATGGAAGAACAGCGCAGTCTTACCAAACTCATACGCGTTGTACGGGTTAGGCGACTTGTCAACCGTTATGCGCGGCTCGTTTTCATACAATACGCTGAACCACTCACGTAGCCATATCTGTGACACAGGATCGTGGTTAGCATCTGCCATGATAATGTGTACGTGTTGGTGTTTAGCAAGCAGCATGTCAATGACTGTGCGTAGTACACGGATTGCTGAACGCACGACTTTAGCAAAGCGTGTGTCTACGTCAAGTAGATGCTTAGATGCTGGCGTGACTGCATCCATGCCATCGAAGTGTAAGAAGTCTGATAGTTGTGCAAACACGGCTGTGTCTGCATTAGGTGATTGTGCAATGGCCTGTTCAAACCACTTGACTACTAATGCCTGCGCGATGTCAAGGTCCCAGTTCTCACCCGCCTCTTCGTCCCAGGCGAGCATGCCTAGATGGTAATCAGTAATTACGTAACAGTTGAGTAGGTTGTCGTTACCGAGTGCAGGTGCAGGTAGCGCAGTCAAGCGAGGGATGTCGTCTTTCATGCCGTCAATGACTGCCTTCATCATCTCTTGCAGTTTGCTGTCGTCTATCTTAGACTTGACCCATTGACCTGACGCTTTACCTTCAGCGTTGTAATAGGTAGACACACCTCTAACAATGAACGGCTCTGGTACAGGTCGCACCATGTCTTGCTCAGGTGCGTATCCGCTTGTGGCAGCACGGCGACGTAGTAGGCTAAAAGCTTCTACAATTGCGCTGTGATTAATGTTTAGTGATCTGGCGGCAGACCTAATTCCACCGTATTCGTTAACTGCGTCTATATATTCTTTTTGGCGTTCTGTTGCGTAAGTCTTTAAACCTTCATCGATTAACATTTTCTTGGTCTCTAACCCACTCTTGTAAGTGTAGCAATTGTAAGACGTCAGACGCGCAATCTAAGGGACTAGCGTCGACGGTACTAGGTACATCGCTTTCGGTTTTTCCATCAATGCTTTCGGTGGTGTCGGAAATGTCGGACACGTCACGGGTATTTGTGTTGCGCACCCATTTAATAGTAGGGTGAGCAGCGTAGTAAGCATTAAGTTTCTTGACAGCATTC